GCGCTCTCTGAGATGTCGAAGCCACGTCGAGCCATGACACGCAGTATCACCACGTTGGGGATCGATTTGTTTCGCAGTGCGGCGATGAAGTCGGCTCGGTCTTGTTCGTTCAGTTGTTCGATGATTCTATCGATTTTAGAGCCGCGTCTGTAGCGCGGTTTCTCAGCGGCTATTTCGTCGATCAGCCTCATCGACGTGGGCTGCGTATCGTTCGACTTTGGTATCGATTCGTTCAACTTTGGCATCGAGTCTCTCCACTTTCTCGTCTATCTTGGTTACTTTCTGTCCCACCGTTCTGAGTATGTCCATCACGGCTCGATGGTCGTCGCCGTTTTCTTTCCTGGATCGCTGCACTAGGGCTGCGATTACCGCACCGACTGCAGTGATGAACGCTACAGTCGCCGCTTCCATTACGCGCCGAATACCTGTTTGAAGGCGGCGTGTACGGCTTGCGGATTGTCTGCCATCGCAGGGGAGATCTCTACATGTATCCAGTCTCCACCTGGTGCGCCGCTCACTGTCGGCTTGGTGTACTTCTGCCATGCTGCGCGGTCACAACGCCACGCTCTACCGTGTGGCTCTGGGAAGTAGTCGATGATCATTTCAACACCGAGCACATCGGCGTGTTGAGCCAACAGTTTACACCACTCTGCAGCGTGTTTCCTACCGTCTGGTTTGCCTTTACTACCCATGTGACGGTAGGAGAGATCGACGGCTCGACCTGTCGCATGTACCGACAGTGTTTCTTTGCCGCGCATGTTGCGCACGACGTGGTCGCCGTTGTTCCACAACGCTCGGTCTGACAGTAGGATAACACAGTCGATGAATGTTTTCGTACCTGCTCGTAGCCGTGCGGCTGCACCGTCGCTACTGCCTGTGTAGGTACGTTTTGTCATTTCTTTTTGGCTGTCTTTTTGACGGCTGAACCGCCGAATGCGTCGTTGATCTCCTGGACTGTCAGTTCACCGTCGAGCGATGCACGTGCTAGACGTTCGATCACTGCGGCGACTGATGCGAAACCTGCCAACGCTGCTGCCTTCCACAAGGGGATGTCACCCAGGAATGATGCACCTGTGATGATTCCGAGCGCGCTGGTGAGAAACAACGCGATGATGCGCTGTCCGATTTCAGTTAGTTTTTTCATCGTCGTCGCCTTCTGTCAATCGTGTCAACATCCAGTGTAACACGATGGTGACAGCAGCAACCGTCAACGTCAACCACATGGTTGTGCCGCTGAGTGTGATCACGATGAAAATGACACCTGCCCATGTCCATGCGTTGTCGCGTAGATATTCGTCGATCTTCATGGTCGACGCAGTCTACTGGTCAGTATCATCAACGTGGTCGCAATAACGGTGAACGTCTCACGTTGTTGGTTGCTGATGCGCGATCCGTTGCGTATACCGCCGCCGTTGCACAGTTCCACCGCACCGATCTCGATCAGTTCTTCCATGCTGCGGCTATCAGTCCACTTCTCGCCTGTCGTCAAACAGTGAACCGATGTCTCGATGAGATCACGCAGCAGCATAGGTGTATCTCAGTTGTGTGGTATCACGAAGATCGTGATCTGCGACTATTCGGCTTCGCTTTCGTCGATCGTCGGTGCGACGAATACATCGTTCACCGCATCATAGATGTCACCAATACCAGCGTATCTGCCACGAAAGTTATTGTTGAACGATGTTTGCTTCCACTCGCCAGTCAAACCAAGTGAAGCCAAAAATGCTTGACCTGTCGCTTCTGATTCAGGGAAGTTACCGCCAGCGCAGTCAGCGTTGCTGACCACGATTACACGGGCTACCTGTCCGTTCACAATCTCTGCAAAATGCGCCATCGTTAGACCTTGAACCTTACATAAACGACGCCACTGCCTCCGTTACCGCCTACAAAACTAACGGGATTCCCAGCACCACCAGCACCACCAGCACCAGTATTTGCAGTTCCTGCCTGTTCGGTGTTTCCTGCTTTGCCACCACCTGTTCCAGCCGCACCACCAGAACCTCCGACGCTTCCGCCGCCAGAACCACCAGCAACAAGCGTTGTATTTGCTGCTTGACCAAGCCACGATGAAATGTCTTTGCCTGCACCGCCAGCACCACCATTGTTCCCAGAGCCGTTACCGCCAACACCGCCTGCGCCACCGCCACCGCCGCCACCGCCATTGGGATAGCCGCTTGATGTTCCTGACTGACCTCCGCTAAACCCAAAACCATCTATGGAAGTTCCTATTTTCGTGGCATCTGGCGACGTACTGTAACCAGAACCGCCGCCGCTACCACCACTCAAACCTTTTGGTCTATCCTGTGAACCGCCACCGCCACCGCCAACGAAACTCAATAGCGTTCCAACCGTAGTTCCGTTACCAGACTGTCCACGGTACGATGAGTATGCGCCACCACCGCCTATCGTTATTGTCTGATTAGCGTCAAGGTATGCAGTCGTATTCCACACCGAAGCACCACCGCCTCCACCTGCGCCGAATTCACTTGCGGCACCAGCGCCACCGCCACCGACACCAAGAACATCAAACAAACCAGCCTTAGTGACAGTCAAAGTGCCTGTGGCTGTGAATGTTAGAAGTGTGTACGCCTGACCGCTAACGGTAATAGGCACAGACGATGAGCCGCCTGTTGCCACACCATAGGTAGCACCACCAGCAGTAGGTCGGCGGTTGAAACCTGTGACTTGCTGACCTGAGCGTGTGCGCTCTCCGAATCGTGCCACGATTACTCCTTATGGCGTAATGCGATTGGCATAGCCGCTGATAGTAATGACGTTGGTTGTGGCAGCAAAGGCGCGGATGTTGCGTGCACTCGTACCATCACCAGCAAGGATCAACGCAGGTACGACCAAGAACAAACCAGAGCGAGCAGTAATCGTTTGACGAATCAAGTTATTCGGTGAAGTCACACCACCGAACTCGATCGTGAGCAGCAGATCGGCTGTGTGATCATTCTGCGCATACAGCCAAATCTCATCAAGAATCGTTGATGAAGTACCAGTCGCATGAATCAGAGTACCTGCGGTTGCTGTCGCAGCAACAAGAATCGGTTGTCCGCCTGTCGAACCGCTGAGCAGAACTTTGCTGAATGTTGCCATGTCGTTTCCTTCCTAACTGAAAATCTGTGCGCCGAGCACGATCTGATCATCGTCATTGAGTGCATTCGGTAGAGACACCCATGCCGTACCTGTGTAAAACCAGATCGTGTTCGTGTCGTCAGTGTAGGCAAACATTCCTTCCGCCAACGTCGGCTCGCCAACACCACCAAAAGCGGCATCTCGCGCCGTCGTCGTGGCGAAACGCATGATGGTTTGATCCATCAGGAATGTGTTGACTTGCGCAGCGGTAAGTACATCACCGCTTACGAAGAGTTTAGCGCCTGCACCTGCCATGTAACTAGTTTACACTAAACCAACGCGTTATCGGCGTCAAGCACACCGAAGGTCGCATCGTTGAGAGTAAACTGGTATACCAGTGTGGCGAAACGCAAACCGAACTCGACTGTGTGGCTACCAGCGGTCAAAGAGTGGGCGATCCGCTCGATAGCATACGGCTGTGTCACCGACGCTGGTGTACCAGTCGAGTAGGTACGTGTGATCTCAATCAGATCACCGATCTCCAGGCTGTTCACCGCGTCGCGATTACCGTTATTCAAACCAGTCAGATTGATGCGCATATTGTCGAATCGGTAGCGCGGCTCGTTATATTCGGATAGCAGCGAATTAGCCAACGCCAGCGCTTGTGTATCGCTGGCGAACAATGCGTTATCCAGCGCATAGGTCGATACACCGAATTCGGTTTGGCTGGCTGAGTCGTTAGCAACCTGCAACGTACCACCGTCACGTGTAACCTGGATACGGTTGTAGAGAAATTCCTGCCCATAGATCACATCGAGAGATTGGTATGGTATGTCGCTGCCTGTGTCGCTGAATGTTGTGATGATCGACGGCACGAACTGTGTCGTCACACGATCAGTAAACACCAGATCGCCGTTAGCAGCGATGAAGAACAAACCGCGTTCAGCGTCAGCACACTGTTGTAGATATGACAACGCGTTAGTATTGGCATCGACCTGATACGCACCAAGTGTTGTAGTACCTGCGTCGATGTCACGCGACGCCAACGGGTAGGCGATCTCAGTACGGTCTAGGATCGACGTGACACGTGCACCGCTAAGTTCTTGTGTTGGTGTGAACGCTGTGCTTGTAAACGCACTGGCGAGCAGAACGAAATCATCGACAACTGAGATAGTGACAGTACTCAGGTTGTTGAAATCGTAAGTCACGTCGATATCTGCAATGCGACCAACGTAGATATCGATACCGTTCAGTTGTACTGTTACCTTGCGTCGCGGTAGGATACCAGTGCGACCAGTTAGCGGATTCCAGTACGGTGAATTTTCGTTTATCGGGTCGAACCGTCTATCGTTGTTCAAAAGTGTGACGGTGCAGCGACCTGTGCTGAATTGATCTAACTGTGATGAACGACCACGTGCAGTTGACAGACTTTGAATGTACGGCGATACGTCGTCGCCGCGCAACGTACCGTCTAAGATATCTTGGTTGAGCACGCCGTCTGTTGCGCTGTTCAGTGTGAATACGTCGACTGGGAAGCCCAGTTCCATGAAGACGGCGATCTGCTCACCTGAGCGTAGCGTCGTCGCCATGTTAGATAGCGATAGCGTATTGAGCGGTTACTGGGATGAAACCGTTGGAACGTTCGTAGTCACGTAGCGAGTCGACGATCACCTGGGCGATTTCACGTGAATCAGCACCCATACCAGCGCTGATGTTGTTGGTAACAGTTACACCACCGTAGAAGTCAGGTATCATTGGCATCATCGCAGCAGGTGAAGTCGCAGCGGTCGGCAAACTCGCCTGGAAACGTGACGTAGCACGCCCGACTATACCGCCACCGACTTCTCTGCCGACTGAAGCGAGTTTCTCTTGCGCTTCACGCAGTGCGTTGGTCGCTTCCCATTCACGCCACAACTGATCGGTGACTTTCTCACTGGCTTCACGTTGCGAATCTTGCGCGTCACGCAGATCTTTCAACGCATCAGCATACGCTTCACTTCCTTCTTTCGCACCGTCGACGATCTCAACGTAGAACGCCTGCGCGACAGCCTGCTCAACAGTAGCGTCACGTACCGCATCTGTCGCATCCTGCACCGCATACTTCGCTTTTTCCAGTTCACGTTCCGCTTCAGCGAGTTGCTCAGGTGTCGCTGCCAATTCACGCAACTTAGCCAGGTCGCTCTCTGCGTCACGTTGCGCGATAGTAGAATCGGTGACGCTGAGTTTCGCCTCAGCCAGTGCGATCTCCGCACGACGGATATCGACGGCGTTCGATTCTGGGTCGAGCCGTACCGCAGCCAACTCTGCTTCCGCTTCAGCGACACGGAACACCGCTTCCTCACTAGCGTACTTACTGCGCTCTAGTTTGCGTTCAGCGTTAGCAACATCGGTTGGATCTGCAGCCAACGAACGTAGATCAGCCAGTTTCTTCTCAGCAGCAGCCAAACTGCGCACCGCGTCTTGCTGCGACAGGTTCGCATCACGTAGACGTTTACCTGCGTCGGTGATCTGACGCATCGCGTTGATCGCTTCTTTACTATCTGCACCATAGCCACGCGTCACCTGGTTGAACCGTGCTTGTGCATCAGCAACACGTTGCGTCGCCTTCGACAGATCATCACGCGCACGCTGACTGTCCTTGCCGACTGCAACCAGCGAACGCTCGGAGTTCATCACGTCTTTCAACGCGCCAGTGTACTCTTTCAGTTTCTCTTTAGCGGTCTTCACGGTTTTGGCTACACCCCTACCGAATCCGTCTTCCTCGCCGCCACCAGTGCCGCCACCAGTGCCTGCGGCTTCCAAACGTCGCTCTTCATTCTTCGCGTCAGCGATCGCCTGCGTTACGTCTTGCACTTTCTTGACTGTCTTCGACGCCGCTGTGCTGATCCGCCCGAAAGTGACTTCACCTATCTCACCAAGTTTAGGCATGTCGATACCGACAGCACGTAGAATGCCGCCGAACAGGTTTACACCTTTGATCACCAGGTTGATTGCGCGGATCCACTGATTGATCATGAACTCGAAATAGCCGACGATTGCGTTGACCACCGTGTTCACGACTTTACGGAAACCCTCAAAACGTACGTATGCAGCAGCAACAGCGATACCGAACGCGATGATCGCCGCCACAGCGATACCGATAGGATTCGACAGCAGCGCCACGTTGAACAGATTTTGAGAGATCGTAGCCGCGATAGTGACGCCTTTCAAAATCGCGAGTGCTGTGCCGATACCCATCACGATGTCGACGACTTTGTTGCCGCCTTGAATGAAATCATGAAAACGGCTCACTAAGAACTTGACGCCGCCACCGAAGCCTTCTTCACCGAACACTCGACCTGCTTCACTGGCGAACGGCACGACCTTCTTCACCATGAAATCAGCGAACTTCTCAACGATAGGCAGTAATGCAGTGCCGATTTCGTCGCGCACGTGACCGAACGCCGCTGCAATCCTGAACGTGTCTGTCGTTGTCGCCGCTGCAGTGCCACCGACCTGCGTTTCAATCGCTTTCAGCAACGTGTCTTGCGCTTCCAACATCTTATTCGACTCGACGAGCGCCTTGATTTTCGCCTTTTCTGCATCGGTGAACGTGACACCTGAACGTGCTAGCGCGGTGATTCCCTTGATTGGGTCTTGCAGCGCTTTACCGAGTTGCACCGCGTTCTGCTCAGCAGCGCCGAAACCAGCAGCCGCCAAATCGACAGCCGCAACAGTCGCACGGTCAAACGCGCCACCCATCTCGTTAGCCGTCTTACCGATGTTGGCGAACGTCAACAACTTCGCCTGCGTCATCTTGATGGTCTCAGCAGTGACACCGAGTTCATACTCTTGCGCGTCTGCCAGTTTCTGCAAACGACCAGCCACGATATCGGCGTTGTCACCGAACAGTTTCATCGAGTTGGCGACAGACACCAACCGATCATCAGCCTGTTTAGCGAACTCAGCACCTTTGACCATGTACGCACCGAGACCGCCGATAGCGGCGGCGGCGATACCACCAAACTTCGCCAGGTTGCCGATGCCGTTGCTGATCGCAGAATCGAAAGTACGCAACGCGAAGGTGCTTTTCGCACCAGCACCTTCCAGTTTCTTGAACTCAGTCAGCGCTTTACGAATACCCTTAGAATCGAACTCGCTGACGATATTTACGCCTAACGCCACTGATTACGCCTTTCCGCGTGCGTTGATAGCCTGCTGAACCATCTTATCAGTCAACTCGATAGAGCGAGCCACGACAGTCTCCACCATCGGCATACGCTTCTCAACAGCCCTATACATCACACGTGAACGTGACGTGCCAAGCCTGCTCTTACCTTTCGTCGGTGCGTACGTATCCAAGTTGCGAACGAAGATGTTATCGGTTTTACTGCCAGCACCGTCGAGCACAGCACCACCAGCCGACATCTGCTGGATGCGTAAGATATTGCGCTCACCGTTGCGTACGCGCCCGATCCCCACTTTCGGCTTCACCATGCCACGTGCATTCGCAGCCTCATAGTTAGGGAACGGTTTCCCTTCTTTGCGTCGCTTCGACGGATGGCTACCGTTCCAGTTAGTGAGTACACGGTCTGGGAAATCGCCACCGACCTGCTGTGCTAGCGGTTGAGCGCTGCTGTCCATCTGGGCTTTGACTTCTTTATACAGATCTTTCTCGTAGCGGTTCATGTAACGCATCGCTTCAGCGATACCAACTACTTTCACTGATGTTTTCATAGCAGCGGATTCATCATCTTGCGACCACGACGGTTCGCGTTTCGTTGCTGTTCGTTACGCCAATGCACATACTCCAGCATAGTATGCAACATCTCAGGTGTTTCAGCCATTAGATCGCTCGGTGCGATACCAGTTTCGCATGCCAGCGACGCAACAACCCAGTGCGCGCTGTTCAGTCCAAAGGGACTTCAGCAGCCTCGTCTTTCAACGTGACTTCATCAACAGACTGAATCCACTCTGGGTCGAACGCAGCCGTGGTGCGACCAGTGCGCTTACACACATTCCACGCGAGCCACGCGATATCAGTCAATCGCATTTCACTCTCAAACTTTGCCACTGATCGATTCCAGGTACGTTCAAACGCAACGAAATCGCCGAATCGTGCGATTACATCGTACGCGTCACCATCGATAGGTTTGACCGTCATCGCAAGTTTCATACCGCTACCTGTCCTTCTGTTGTAGTTGTGTTATTACGAAGTCGCCTTAGCGATCGATCCACCAGTGAATGATACACTGGTCATCGCCAATTCTCCCACCGCACCTGCTACAGGCTGATGGCTGGCGAGAAAGGCATTTGATATAGTATATGCAGGATTGGTTGCGCTGGTTGTAGCACCATTCGGGCGGACAATCACCGTCGTGGTCGTGCCAACCAACGGATAGATCGTCGCTTCAACGTTAGCCGCTGCGAAGTCCTGCATGAACTCGATGTCGACGCTGTTGTTCTGCAGACCACCAGTAAACCTATGTCCAGAATCACCGAATGCGGTGACTTCTACCGAGTCGGTTTCGTAGTTGAGCGTGACGCTGTTGGCGCGATCACTCAACACGACAGTGTTGACGGTGATGTGCGCGTTATTGAGAACGAGAACAGGCACGATTACACCGTAGCCTTCGCGATAGATCCACCAGTAAACGATAGACTCGTGGTAGCCAACTCTCCAACCGCGCCCGATACAGGTTGATGTCCGCTCAAAAACGCATTCGAGATGGTATACTGTGGATTCGTCGATGACGTCGCAGCGTTCACAGCTTTGATGACGAGAGTGGTGGTCGTGCCGACCAACGGATAGATCGTCGCTTCAGTCTGTGACGATGCGAAATCCTGGTTCATCTCTACATCGACTGAAAGATTCTGCAAACCGCCAGTAAACTTATGTCCAGTATCTCCGAACGCGGTAACTTCGACTGAGTCTACTTCGTAGTTGAGTGTGACGCTGGTGCACAAACCGCTGACGGAAGTGCCACCGATGCTGATCGACGGGTTGGTGAGGACTAGAACGGGCATTATTCTTCGTCTTTCTTCTCGGTGCGCCTAGACGCGACTGGTTCGATGTGTCCGCCAGCGATCAACGCTTCGACGTTCGCGCCAGCGAGATCGCTGTCGCTCACAATGTCGCCGCGGTTCTTATCCGCGAGCCTGTCGCTGGTGACTTTATAGGTTGCCATCGCCACTAGCCTACACTAACAACGACGTCACACGCTTCAAGCATGTACTGTGATATCGACGCGGACTGTTAGAAACTCAGCGTCAGCCTGATTCTGCGGTGAGATAGCGAAACTGTTCGCAACTACCAACGTCTGGCAAACACCGCCAAGCGTCAGATCCCCTTCCAACACAGCACGTATAGATTTAGAACCGCTATACGCCAGATAGTCGTCGATATCATTGAACGCTCTGCTGTCTGTATATCTGCCTACGATTACGAACACAGACCAGTACATCTCGACGTTGCCGCCAGCAAACGCACGATGAAACGACACCGAGTTCAGCACAGGATAAGCGATCGGCGGATTTACTTGTTCAGGCTGGTAGGCGTAGGTGCGCAATCCGCTAATCGTCGCCAGACGGTTCTTCAGCCCAGTCGCGACCTGCGATACTGTCGCTGGCATCAGGCTATCCCGTACTGCACGTACGGCGACAACATATCACGCACGTCTGGGTCGACGCTACGCACCTGGATCGCCATATCTGCGAAACCAACCACACCGAGTGCGGCGTTGTAACGAGCGAAACCGCGCATAGACAACAACACACACGCCTCGCGCACGTCGTTTGGCACGGCAGACCAGCCCCACACGCCGTTGATCTGCACACCTGGGAGATCAGGCTGAATCATAATCGGGAAAGTCTTCCCACCGACAGCGACCACACGATTGTACGGGCGCGACTGTAGCACAGTGTTCAACGGCTGCAACTGGTAGTCAGTGTTCACAGTCCACGTATTCTCGAATGAACCATCGCCGTTGTCGTCAGTCTTCAACGTGGTGACAGAAACGAGATCATTCTGCAACTGTACTGTGTAGATGTCACGTGTATACATCGAGATCGTTGCACTCTGCTGATAGAAAAACCGACCAGTATAGCCATCGATGCGACGCGATGCACCTTCGATAGCCTTCTCCAACAGTGAATCGTCGGTGCTATCAGTGATCCGCAGTGCCGACTTTACTTCAGCGAGTGTGCAATAACCGTTGACGATAGGCATCAGATTTCGCGTTTCTTGATTTTGCGCTTGGCGCTACGCTCGACCTGCGGCTCAACAGCAGCAGTCTCAATCGGCGCTGTAGGCTGCTTGTTGTATCCCAATGCACGCAGTTGTTCATCTACGGCAGCAACGCGATCGGTTTTACCGCGACGCTCGTAGCCGAGTCTTTCAACTAGCAGCGCTTGTATCTTCTTGTCCATGTCTTGCCTTTCATATACGCGAGCGGCGTGCCAGCAGTCTATCAGACCGCCAGCACGCCGCGCGTGCATTCATCGTTGTGACGACGTTAGAACGTCGGCGTGACGAGTCCCGTACCGCCAACGAGCGCGAATGCGTTCGGGTAGCGGTTTGCGGTGAACGCTGCGTAGCCGTAAACGATCATCGTGATGTCGAGTTCGGCAGCCTTCGGCTGTTCGAAACGCAACATCATCGGATCGCCGTTGCCCTGTTCCCACAAGTGGGCTTCCTGGCGGTTGCCGACGATGATGACGTCTTCGTTGTTACCTGCACCGTTCGTGGTGGTCACGTTGGCGTCGGTGACGACTGGAATTCCAGCAATCGCGTAGCCGCTGTTACCGTACTGTGCTGAGCCTTCACCAGTTGCAACTGGGTTGAACGCAACAGGAGTTGGCACAGCCAGTGGGCGGTTGGTGTTGTCCACGGCAGCCAAGATGAACGCAAGGCGGCGTGGGTGCATCAAGATGAAGTCAGGCGTGCGGAAGTAATTCGTTTGCACGCGCTGAATCGCATCCAGCAGTTTCGGATACAGTTCGCCAACGGTTGGTGAACCGTCGGTGTAGGTAACCACTTGGGTGATCACGTTGGTGAGCGACGTGGCGCTGGTCGTGACGAACAACGAATCGAGATTCGTGTGGTACGCGCTAACCAGATCAGCCATGACGAGCGAATCGACGTTCGTTCCACGCTCGATCGCCTGACGGCTCACGTTCTGCTGACCAGCAACGGTGACAACCGAAACGTCGAGTTTCGTGTCGTCCATGTTGGTCTCCTGAACGGCTGCGCCTTCAGTCTGAACAGCGGTTGCGCTGCCAGTGGTCACCTTGCTGATGCTGATCGTGAGACCTGCATCGGGCAGCGTGTGCTTACGTGCGATGTCCAAGAACGGGCGACCTGCACGTGCGAACGGTGCAGCGAGACCAGTCAAGAACTGCGGTACGATAAGACCAGCGAAGTTGCTGCTGGTCACGTCACGACGCTCGACCGACTCTTCACGCATGTGGCGTGCGAGACGTTCCTGAGCGGCGTAGTCGTTGCTGAACTGAGCGCGGTACGCGTCAGCGATGAACGAGTGAGCGCCACGCTCGCTGTAGGTGCGCGGCTCGGACTTCACCGAAACTACGTCAACAGCCTTTTCACGACGAGTCTCGACAGCGGCTGCTGCACGCTCTTCGAGTTCGGCATGACGCTTGATCTGCTCATCGAGGTCGCGCACTTCATCGAGTGCGACGGCGATTTGAGCATCCTCGTCTTTGGTGATGTCACGCGACTCAGTCACCGCTACTGCGGTGATCTGTTCGGCGCGTGCGAGAGCAGCATCGCGCTTCTCTCGCAGTTTATCTGTGTACTTCATGAGTTGTATACTCCTGTTGTTGAGTGACTTATGTTGCTTCCGCGAGTGATGTCACTCAGTGACGCCTATAGCGTCGGCTGCGACTCGGCTAGCGCTGTCGAGCGATTTGAATCTGCCTTTGACGCAGACTCAAAGAACCTGACTCTTCAACCGTAACAGGCTGACGGCTGCGCAGGCTTACAATAGTATCCTCATATGCAGGGTAGGTTACAACGCTCACATCGAACAGTTGCACTTCTTTCAACTCGCGCACAGTGCGATCGCTGTTCCAGGAGTCTTTCACCGTGCGAAATGCGAAAGACATCTGCGACAGATCGCCACGCTTCATCGCGGAGATCACACGCTGGGCATCAGGATTCATAGAGTCGAGCGACGCCTCGACACGCAAACCGCGGTCATCTTCTTCAAGCATCAACGTACCCGACTTCGTACGCGCCAACGGCACACCTTCATGGTCGATCAACAAACGGACATCAGCGCCATCATTCAATGTCTTAGCGAACGCACCTTTACGCACGTATTCGACGAACGGCATCGGCTCACTCGGTGAATCGAACACCGACGCGTAACCAACCAACGTCGTGCCATCACCTTCAGCACGCACTTCCAAAGTCGTGTAGGCGATAGAACGAGTCTCGTCGATAGCGTCGCTGATCCAACGCACCTGATCGACAGCAGTAGCCATAGTCCTGCCAGTATAGCCGCCAGGTGTGCGCTTCCGCTCTCCATTATTCTCAACATCGAGTTGCGCGACGATCCGTTCAGCGTAAGCCTGAGCGCGACGTGCAGTTGTCTTATTAGATCCGCCTCCCCACAGCAACATCGCAACCAAACCAGGTGTGATCTCATCACCTTCAACAGCGTCTAGATCCATCATGTGACGAGCG